CCCTTCCCTATGCTGGCCTACCTCCGGAGTTTACGACCCCGGCCGTGGCCCCCATCTGTATCAGAGGAGTTCTCGCCCTCCAAGCTTTGCAGCTTGGACTTGAGTTTGTGCTCAAGCTGGTCGAGAAGCGTAGAAGACCCCCGCGGATCAGAACTTACGTGTTCCTGATGGAAGTCAGGAATGCGGGTTCCTTGCGGCACCACCTCGCGATTGACTTTCGTCGTCTCAACGATTTGGTGAAGAATAGACGTAACCCTTGTCGGGTTACCAGTTGGCCTCTCTATAGAGTCTAACTTATGGACGAATCTAGAACCATCCTTTGCATCCCATATGGGCTGTAAGGTAGGCAATAGAGACTTCCAAGAATCAGACCTTCTTTCAAGGCGTTCCTGGCTACTATGATCAAGCATCCTAGCAATGTCTACCGAATTTTGGTAGCGCACTGCTAGTGTTTTCCCCTTAGGATTCCATCCGAGCCCACCATATAGGTCGGGAACTTCGGATAGAATCTTGATAACCTTGCGCTGCCTTCGTGGGAATAATCCCACTGAGGTCGGCCCAAGGTTCCGGGCTAGGTCTATGAAAGATCTGTCAGATGGCTCACGCCATTTGTTCTGGACGTACACTCGGTCACGAGTGATGATGCGGGATGCGAATTCCGCAGCATGTCGACTGAACATCGACTTATCCATGGAGATCTTACACCCTGCGTTGACCATAAGGTCAATGTACCTGTCGGCTTTTAACCCATCCATTACGATATCGTCTCCTAAGATTCGATACTGAGATGGACCAAGTCCACTCAGCACACACATAAAGTGATGTGCTAAGGCGAAGGACGGGAATGAAGGCCCGAGACCTAGAGGTTGGCCTTTACTCCATTTAACAATCCTCTCCCCGGCCTTTAGGCCAGGGGTAGGATCGTACCATGGAGATGAGGCCAACTTGGAAAACAGCACGAGCTGTTCTTTGAACACGCTCATGTGATGTTTCGCATTCTGGGAAGTTATGTAGCCCTCATCAACTGCCAACCTAGCCTCCTTCAAGGCGAAGTTGTAGATGCCTTTCAATACATCTTCCTGCATCCAAAATGGGTACAGGTTGGTGGCGTCAGAAAGGTCAACTGAGGCGACC